GCCCCAAACTTAAAATTGAATTCAAAACGCTCAAGTTCCAAGAACAGTCGCGGAACCAGTTGCAGTAATTCCAGCGTAACGTTTCAACGTGATCGTTCCCGTAGCTTTGCCTGTATTGGTGGTTTTAATCGAACCACCGCCAGCGTAGATCCAGCGGTTTCCGGTAGCTGCGTTAATTGCGTCGGCGTATCCGCCAGCAACGATGACTGGCGCACCGCTAATAACGCACGTTCCGTTGGCATCGGGCAACTGAGCCGTGAGCTTTGCAAGATCAACGCTCGTTGCACTTGCAGGAACAAAATTGACTGTAAGGGTCAATCGGTTGTTGTAAGCAATGTGACCAACGACTTCACCTGCAGAGTTTTTGACCTCCTCAGTGTCGGATTCGTGGGATAGATCGTACGACTCCATATCTGGAGAAACATATCCAGTAAGAACAGCCGCTCCGTCTGTTGAAGAGTAAAGAGCGAGTGTGGCTGGTGAGCCGTAAATGTATTTTTTGCCTTGGACGTTAGCCATGTGAGTTAGTTGTTAGGTTGTTGCGGACGCAAAAAGTGTGAACGTTCTTGAAAAAACTCTGGAACGATCCTGTATGTCAGTCGAACCAAAATCCGTTGGAAACGCAAATTGTGCTGTAAACGGACCGTTTTCGTTGTACTGACCGACTGAAAGGATTAAAGCCCCATTTTCAACGAACAGATCCTGCAAGGCTGAATCAAAAATTTCTACGATCTTTAGAACCGCATATTCCATTGTATCGTCTGCTGAAAGTTGAAGATCAACCCTCACTTCCATTTCGCAGGTTGTATCGGACGGCATTACCGGCGTTGCTCGCGTTACATTAACAACGATGCGAGGGTACGACGGCATTGAATCCTCCAAGTCAGGATCCGAATGCGCTCCGTGACCAAAACTTGTTAGGCACGTAGGCGTCCCAATTGGAGAAGCAGACCAATCTAGCCCAGAAAGCCAATCAACAATGGCGCGTTCGGTTCTTAATGAAACAGCGTTCATTCGTTCACCTTAAATCCATTTTGCACCATTTCTTTGTTGGCTGCATCAACCAACAATCCCATGCAGTGCGTTTCCATTTCAAGAGTTTCATCGGCAAGCGAACGGTTAAAAGCAGGGTTTAATACAGAGTAAACGCTCCCACCTATTACTGGCACGCTTGCGCCAGAAACCTCAAGCGTTGCCATGGGTGAATAACCTTCCTGCGCTCTAGTGGAAACTGCTTTAATCTGACTTGCTCGGTAAATTGCGACTGACTCTTGCTTGGCATTGTACTGCGCCGAAAGTGCAATGGCCGCTTTGTTTGCACTATTGTACTTTCCGGTCTTAAGGCTTTTTGTTCCAAACTGTTTGAAGCCCTGAAATCTGCGAATTCCTCGCACGGTCATTGCCCTGAGGTATCCAACGCCACCAATTGTTCTACTTAAAACCTTCTTGGCAGCAACCCGCATTTTTTCGCCGTACAAACCCGGGCGACGTTTTGAATTTACGATGGCGTAGATTCTTTCGACTTCGCGGCCCTTTGAACCCTTTACAGAAACTTTTTGGTACAATGCAGAACGGAATTGTTTGCGTTTTTCAACCGGAGACTGAGGAGACAAAATCAAATACACCCGTACCAGCAAGTAAAACATCCTTGAATTGCAAGCAGCAGGAAGGCTCCGTGATGTGGAAGCAAGGTATTTTCTCCAAGCAGCCTGAAAACGCGACGTATCGACTGTAATAGTCGGTGTCATTTTGTTTTTGCGGCTAGGTCAAGGATGTAGAACCCGCCACTTGCGTCTCGTTTTGCGGAAACGATTCGCAATGTGCGACCATCGTAAATCAACGTACGACCGACCACCGGCATCATTTTACCAAATGTTAAAATGATTCGATCTGTGTTTTCCTGCAAAAGCAAACTACTGTTTTCCTGCAACAGCCGGTCGGGAGAACAACCTGCATCCATTGACCAAACAGTTGCGTCAACGGTAACCAATGTGGAGTCAGCAAGCCTCCAATCCTCAAGTTTTACCAGCAGTCTTGTAGAAACGTTGTCTTGAAACCCGCCAGCAATCACTGCGTTAGCGTCAGTGATTGTGGTAGAAAGGCACCTCACCAGTTGACCTTGCCAAATAAACGCAGGATTCCCTAACGCTCCTTGAAGGACCGTCATTCCCAACTGCAAGCTGGTAGCAATCAGGTTCACGCTGTGAAGTAAACACCGGAGACAACCAACCGTGAAGTGGCTTGAACGTGACCACCGAGACTGGAAGTGGTTCCGGTCTCAAACGCTGACAATTCACAGTAATTGGTCCCTCCGATGACTCGTCCAATCAGAGCAGTCTTGGCTTGATTGGTTCCGTTGGTCAGCCAAAGCGAAACGGCAGCGTTGTAAGTGCAAGGATCGGGAAGGCTCAATCGGAGGTTTCCGGTGGAGCTTCCAGTCACTGAGTTGATGGTCAAATCAACTGTGAAGGTGGACACAAAACCAATTGAAGTGTGGCGAGCAGCGTTGACCGTAAAAGCAAACGTGCGACCACCACCAGAATCAATCAGCGTAGGAACCCAAGTTGACGGAGCGTCATCAATCGGCAGGTTGCCATACAGTTCATCAAAGTTCGCATTAGCTTTGATCCACGATCCACGGAGCGTGTCTCCGTTGTTGTCGTTTGCGGTTGACCCAACGTTTATGACTTGTTGCGACATACTATTCCTTCGGCAATGCGTACCAACCTTCTGGAAGCGTTATCCGGTTGCTAGAGCGAACAGATACACCGTCAGCACCTTTGACCCAAACCTTAGCTTTGACGGTCTCAGCAAGCCTTACCGGCTCACCGTGCGGGACGTAAACGACGCGAGTCCCACAGCCACAGCTACCCACCAGCACGGTCAATGCGATCCAGCAACTTAGCTTTAAGCTCTGGGTCTTGTTTTGCATCTTCAGCGGTTGGTGGTGTTTTAGCCAGACCAGTCAGCCACTTTAGCAAAGCGGTGACGATCTGCTCGATGATGTTCACTGCGGTTTCTTGTCAGCGTCTTTGGCAGCGATCAAACCGAATCCAACGGTTACCGCAGCAATGGTCGCAGCAAGATCAATGTTGGTCGTGGGGTCTCCGTCAAACAGTGCTTTGAGCGCACCGCCAACGGCCACCATGATTGCGCCAACACCAGCGAGAGTAGTTTTCCAGTTCATTTCTTAATGGCTTTGTAGAGTCCAATTGCAGCGGCAACAAAAGCCAACACAGCGGCTCCGAGTTGGAACCACTGTGTTAGCTGCGGGATGAATGAAACCGCACCAGCAGCGGCAGCGGTTGCTAGAGATACTCCAACTCCATTGCTACTGTTGGTATCGGTTTGCATTACTCGTTAGGCTGAACGGCTTCAACCACCGGATTTGCCGCTTTGTAAGCCTCCACAACCGCCGGAGTCCACAGCGCGTTGGCGATATTCACCACTTCGGTTGGCTGACCAGTAAGGTCGTCACCGGGATTGAGCGTGTACTGCGCCGTAATCTCGGAGCCGACCACTTTGCCATCGTTGTCGTAATCAACGCCGGTCGTGACGAACAGCGAGTTGTTCTGGTTCACCTGCACTGCGACGATATTGACTGGTACGATCATTGGGTGATGGGGCTAGGGGTTTGGCTGGCGGCGTAGGCAGCGACAGCAGCAGGAGTCCAGACGGCGTTGGCAATCGCAACCACCTGCTCTGGCTGACCCGTAAGGTCTGAGCCGGGAGCGAGGCAATAGCGACGGAAGGTGGAAGCCTTTACAGCTTCGCCATCGACGATCTGATCGGCGAGCCGTACCTGAAGCGTCGTGTTAGGAAGAACCTCGCAGAGCGAGAAAATAGAGCGTTCGGTGAGCATGGGATTAGACAGAATAGGTTAAGCTAAAAATCATCGAGCTATTGTTCGCAAAGTCAGCGTCGGTTAAATTTGTTCTAACGCCAGCGTTTGTAACTTCTTGCAGGGGAATGGTGGTGGTAGTTGGATTTCCAAAACCCATTGGGAAATCTGCAAATGTGATATTTACCAAGTGCAAAGAAGCCGCACTGTAATCAGAACTTGCACCACCAACGGCAAATGGAAGTCCGGTTATAGCTGCATTGCCGGTCGATGAACCTTTGCTTGATAAATCAATAGCTCCATCACCAAGTTGCCGTTTGCCAGAGATAAATTCCCTGAAGCATCCAGCGTCATACCCAACGCTGCACCTGTCGGGTAAAAAGCAAAGCCACCTGCGCTGCGGTTGACAATTTCGTAAGGGTTTGTGTTGCCGGGTTGAATATTTAACGCTTGGGATGTGTGAATCTCGACCCCACCCTCCACCCGCAGCTTGGATGAGTATGCTGGAGCGACTGTTGTACCAATACCTACCGCATTGGTTGTAGCGTTAACAGCCAACACGTTAGTATCCACCGTCAGATCGCCGGTGATGGTGGCGGAGGCGAGGGTGGCGGATGGCGAACAAGCGAGGATGTTGTTGATGCTGATTCGCTTGGTATTCCCTGACGCTGGTGGCGTGTCTGACACGTCCACAATGGGAATCATGTCATTGGCGGGGTCAGCGGCAGTCAATGCCGTCAGTGCTGTAATCTTTGAGTCTGCCATATCAGTAAACGGTTAGAATGAATTTGCCGAGGTCTTCTTGTAAAAGGAAACTGGTCCCATCCTCCAGCACGATGCTATCGAATGTACCAAATGAAATGACGAGTTTGCTCACACCGTCCTCTTGTAAAAGGAAGGTCTCGTCTTCTTGAAGAACATCCCTCCGCATGATCGGAGGCTCAGGCATGACCGAATTAAGCGGTCGTGTCCTGTTGATGGATGTTCCAATTGAGATCATCAGGCGCGAGCGTTAAACGCCACCACAGAGCCGCTGGAGATTTGGAAGCCGGTGATGTTGCCCACCAAAGGGAAACCGGCTGGAATCGTCTTGGAGGTCCAAGTGCCGGAAATACCGAGTCCGGTAATGGAAGTGAAAACGGTTGGCTCAGTGGGAATCAAACCAGACCACGCACCAGATTGCGCGGCAGTGCTGGTGATGAGCGCGAACCCTTCGCGTCCCATTGAATACTCGGTTGCGATATCTGCTTGAACGGCCATGTTTTGTCTTGGTTAGAGGGGAGGCCACCGGAGATTTCCAGCAGCCTCCCCAATATTAGGTTAACCCTTACGAACTTTCGGTGCTAAAGCCCCCTGTATCCACAGTACGAGTTTGCCTCCTTCGGGAACAGAAGCAGTGTTGAAATTAGTGCGTTGGAGATCCGCGCTAATATCGGGACCAGAAACCAGCTTAGACTTGCCGGTCTTGTCCACTGCAATGGTAGTTGCGAGACGCATATCCTTAAGGATTAAGCGGTAATCAGAACCTCAGCTTGCGTCTTATCGCCAGCCGCAACACCAAACATGATGTCATACGAAGCCATATGGCTACGGGTAGAGCGGGAGTACCAGACAGACAGCAAGACCGAAAGACCGTTCTGGCTCTCAACGGTGCGCTGTTCGACGAATTCACCAGCAATCATTCCAACCGGCAGACCGGAAGCGATAGCGATAGCGTCCTGACCGCAGACGAAGCCAGCGGTGTTCGCAATAGCACCAGTCCAGTCGTTCTGCTCCAAAATGTTGTTGAAGCCGAAGAAGCCGTTATTCAACGGACCGAAGCGAGCGTCAGGGAAGGTGTTCGCAGCGGCAGAGAACTGCAAGCGAGCCAGATGTCCACCATCCAGCAACAACAGCTTCTGACGATAGTTCTTAGCGAGAGCCAAGATCGCAGGAAGATCCGAAGTGTCGAAGTTAGCGGCAGTGCCAATCGTAGTTCCCGCACCATAGTTGGCGGATGTCATCACAGCGGTAATCTTCTTGCTGATACCAAGAGCGAAAACATCAGCAGAACCGGCAGCGAGATCGGCCAAAGCAAAACCCTGATTAAGCTCAGCTTGCGTGACAGTGAAGAGCTTGCTGATCTGGTTAACAGTGACAGCGGTGGCATCCAACTGAGAATCATTGCTGGTCTCAAAGTTGGTGGCGTTGTCAACGGTGGCAGACGAACCGCTCTGGACGAACTTCTTGACCTGAACGGTGGCTTTCGGACGCAAGTTGTCCAGACCAACGTTGCGAGTGAAGTTGCCAACCATCGCCAACTTGGTCCCCATCTCAGTGATGACAGCATCAGCGAGATAATCGACGACCAGACCAGCGGCAAAGGTGTTGCCGTTCTGGGGAGCGATCAGATTGCTCTGACGGAGCAACTCAGAATGATTCTCGATCAAGAAGCGACGGCGGTCAGCACCAGCCTTCATCTTCTTGTGCTGCTCCAGCAGAGGGTTGCCGAGGTTCTCAATAACGGGTCGCACCGGCTCAGGAGCGGGAGCGGCGGCGGGAGCCTTCATGCTGGCTTCCAGAGCGGAGAGCTTAGCCATAATGGTAGCAAGATCGACGGAAGCAGCAGGAGCCGCAGCCGCCACAGGAGTAGTGTCAGACATGGTTGTGTCGGTGTTGTTGTTGTGTGGTTGCGGCGTGTTGGTCACGCCATTCTCGTTGATGGCGTTTTTGCCATCAGTCGAAATCTTGTCATCAGGGGATTCGTCTTCCTCCCCTTCCTCACGCTCGATTTGAGCGTACAGAGCGCGGAACCAGTCGCGTCCAGCAGCACCACCCCAGAGGTTAGCGGCAACATCAGCGGGACTATTGGGTTCAGCCTCAAGAAAGCGTTCGTTACGACCCCACCAAGCGTTCGCTTTTTGGACCTTATCTTCCGTGGGGATTTCACCAGCAACGAGTGATTCAGCCTCAAGAACGGTTGCTTTCTCAAGACCGTCACCGGCAAGTCCTTCAGCGTATTGCTCAAGACCACGGCGGAGGTTGTTCTTGACCGTCTCGGGAGCGGTCTTAGTGACAGCGCGGGGATGCCACTTCGCAGCCATCGCAAGCTGTTTGATCGGCTTATCCACCAAGCCAAACTGAATGGCTTCGGCGGTGGTAAACCAAGTTTCCGCTTTCATCGCAGCTCGGATGGACTCGGGAGAGCGTCCGGTCTTCTTAGCATACACCGAAACCAAGACCTCAGCGTGCTGATCCAAAGCATCAGCCATTTTCCGCATATCTTCCGAAGTACCGGAAGCCATACCGGACGGGTCGTGAATCATCATCAACGCAGCATCGGCCATCTCAACTTTGTCACCAGCCAGCGCAATGATCGAAGCAATAGAAGCAGCAATACCAACAACGCGAGTGGTAACCGGAGCGCGACGACCGCGCAACTGGTTGTAGATTGACAACCCATCCCAAACGTTTCCACCGGGAGAGTTAATTTCTACCAAAAGCGGACCATTGCCAACTTCGTTGAGAACGTCAGAGAATTGCTTGCCGGACAGGCCGGAACCACCAAACCAGTCTTCGCCAATCTGGTCAAAGATTTGAATGGTCGCAGTCTCACCAGCGGAAGCCGCTGGAGCGTAATACAACCAATCTGTTTTCTTGGTGAAGCTCATTCAGTTTTCTTGGCTCGCGGCTTACGTTGTTTCTTTACTACAGCAGTAACGGATGTGTCGTCAACCACCGGAGATGTATTACCGTTATCGGGAGCAGCAACCGGAGAAGGAGCGTCGTCCTCAGTGTCTATGCTTCTAGCGAAGAACGCCAATCCAAGCCACGTGCTCCGTAAACCTCATCGTAAGTGACAATTCCAGCTTCCAACTCGGCCAACTGAGCAGCGGAATTGCGGCCAACGTCAACGTTTGGAGAGCGAGGGGCGGTAATTGAAACTTCGTACCAGTCAGCCGGTGCAGCGTTAAGGTTTGGGTCGGTTTTAATCGCGTACTCCATTACGTATTCGTAAATACGACGAGCCGCTGACGACATTACCTGATGTCGAGAGCGGAACCAAACCGCTGACATATCTAGCGCACCACGGTAAACCGTGCCTTGCATAGATTCTGGATAAACCAAAACGTAGGGAATACCAACACCGGAACAAACCTTTTCGGTAAGCTGCCGCCAGTATTCCCGCATGTTTACTCCCGGCCTTTCCGTAGCGAATTGTTCGAACGAATCGCCGTTTTTCATCACCTTCACCGCAGAACCAAAAACTTGCTCGTAATAGGATTCGGCAGTGTTTTGCGTTGCAGACGAAGTGATTCCAGCCCTTAAAGAGGAAGCCTGAATTTCTCCAGAAACCGTTTTAACAATTTGCGCGACTGAGGCTCCGAGTTTGCAAGCTTCCATTTCCAGCTTCTGCAAGTCGTCGAGATCGTGCAAGTCGTTGATAACACAAGAAACAAAAGGCAATCCACGAAGCTGGCCGGGACGATTAGGTTCGTAGATATGGACAACAGAATCCGAAGGAATTGACCGAACATCAGTCAGGTTTCCTTGCGTTTTTTCTGAACCAATAAAATACGAAACGGCGCGGCCTGTGCGTGGGTCAAAGCGAATTCCGTCAAACACTGTTTCGTCTTTTTCCATCCCACCGGGGGTAGAAATTGACTGAGCTTCAATCAGTTGAATTCTGGGTTTTCCAGATTCTCCTTTGGTCAATAGAACGAAAGACTCTCCATCGAAAAACCACCCCCTCGCGGCTTGTCCCATCAACGTGCCGAAAGATTGGCGAGAGCCAATGTCGGGATATCGGCTCCAAATATCGAACCACTTTTTGGCTTTTAGGTTCCATGCAGGGTCTGATGAGGCGGGTTGAACCGAAAAGCTTGATCCTACCGTGTAGCTTTCAAACAGATCCCCCAATCTGTTCATCACGGCATTATTTTGTTCGAAAAATCGAGATTTCCGAACAATTGCCTGACGAGTTGAAGATGTTACATCAAAACGCGCAGAGGTGTAAGAGGTGTCAAGATACGACCTCCGCAAACTCTGACCGGCTCCTTCGTACTTATTCGAAGGGCTTTTAAAAAGCCGATTTCGGATTGTTGAAATAATTCCCATTACGACATCCGAGTTGTGGGCTCACGACGAAATTGCGTGAAATCACCATAGTAGCGAGTCGTTGAAACCAAAATTGATCCCAACATTTTATTGTAAATCTGCTCGTCCGTTGGGCTTGAAATTCCATCGCCAGCGAGCAGCGTCACTGCGTAATCGTAGTCCGAAAGCAGTGATTCCCACATTTCCAACATTTCTGATGGAGACGGCGCACCTTCTCCCGGCTTGGAAAACGTGACTGAAACGTCTGCACTTGACGTTTGGCTTACAACATTTCCGGTTTCAATTGAACCTGCAGCAGTGGTTAGTTTTGCCAGCAGCGCGGCAAGCAGAGACAACGAAGCTCGGCCAGCATACGTTGTGCGGAGATACGACCGCTTAATTGAAACCGTGTAAGTGACCACCGGGGCGGATGTTCACTTATTTCATCCGAACGTCAAGCGGCACTTTCAACTTCATTTGAAGTTGGCTTTAGGTCGTTCCACAACATCGCCATTGCTAACTGCATCAATTCACAGTCGTGCAGGTGATCCGGCCATCGGTGATTTCGTTTGAACCACTGATAACGAATTCGCCCACTTCTATTGGCTGTTGGCTTCAAAATGTGGGAATCCAAATGCTTCCAGTAGATATCCGATCCAACCGAAAAAGCACCCTCAACTTGCATTTGATTTGGAAGCGAACAAACGCTCCAAGAAAATTGTTCGTTTGATCTACGAAGCTTTGAAAGCATTTCCCGCAAATGTTCGGTGTCAAAAACCAGCAATGGCTGGACAACATCGGTTCGCATGGAGGTGGATGTGGAAATACCAAACGGGTGAATAGATCCAGATTTTGTGGTAAAACGCGCACCGTTTTCTCGGCCTTTCATCGGCATCCATCCGACAAGCATTGGCTTTCGAAGACCTCCCTCCGGTGGATATCTCAATCCGCACGGATAATTTACTGGGTTTCCACTTGTTAGAGCATACCCACCGCAAGCGTCGTAAACGGCTTGAGTATTGAACCCAGAATCAATTCCAACGTCCATGTCGTGGACCTTGAGTTCAATTTGGACTCTTCGCAGTGCAGCGAAATCGTCCGCATGACCCGCTGCTACAAGCCGCGAGTTTCCTCCATTCCATTCTCTACAGACCCACCAAAAATATGGTGCTGCGGCTTGAACGTCTGCTGTTAGGTATCGACGAGCTTCGGGCATTTCAGCGTCCGAAATAACTTCAACACGATCGGTTGTTCCATCCTGATTTTCCCAAGGCTCCGCAAGCATACCATTTACGAAACCCTGTAGTCCCATCATTGAGTTTTTTGCTTCAAGAAACGCAACAGCCAAGTAACCCCAAGTACATTTTTTGTCGGGGCTGTAAAGACTTGAAAGGTGGTAGGAACGAATTGACGGAAGGCTGTTTGGGTTTTCCGCAATCCATTTTCCGTGACGCAAAGCGGCTACTTTGTAGCTGTCAGAAATGCGGCCCTTGCAAAGCTGACATTCGTAGTAAGCAGACGACCGAATGGCGTGCCAGTCATACTTGCCATCTTCGGTCTTTGCGTTATCCCACTTTACTTGCTTCCACTCCAAACGAATGAGTTCTTTGCAGTGAAAACATGGAATGTAATATCGTCGCTGGTCACCACGAAGGAATCGCTGCCAAATTCTTCCTTCTGTTACCGTTGGCGTGGACGTAAAAAATGCTTTGGAGCTTGAAAAGGCTTTTAAACGTTGTTCGGCAAGATCTAAAGCGTCGGCTTCCTTTGCCGTTGCTTCCGCAAATTTATCTACTTCGTCAGCAACCAAAATGCGGACGGGACGTGACGCAAGATTTGCTGGGCTATTGGATCCAATAAAAGTAACCGTGCAGCGATCAAATTGTTGTTCCAGATTTGTCATCTGGTCCATGTTCACCGGAAAACGGGATTTAAGTGCCGGTGAATCTTCAAGCAGTGGATACCACCGTGTTTTTGAAAACGAGCGAGCCAAGTTCTCTGATGGCATCAACCATAATACTGGGGCTGGTTCGTTGTCGATTGCCCAACCAAGACCAGCCATCAAAGTAGTTGTTTTGCTTGTTTGAGATCCCCAGCACAAAGTCACTTCAGACACACCGGGATCTTTCCAGCTTTCCATGACCTCGCGGCAATATGGTCTAACAGCAGTGCGAAACGGCCCCGGGCTTTCTGTTTGCCTTTGGGTAAGCGTCAAATTCTCCTCAGCCCATTCTACCACGGTTTGCCGTGGTGTGGGCCTATACAGCATCCTACGATGTTCTAACAAATCACGCTCAAGATCGGTCATTTTCTTTTAAGCTTTACCAATTTCATTCCATAATCGTTTACGCCCTGTTTAACTGCCACATCATTATGTCTGATAAGTTTTTGTTTTTTAAAAACCGTGTAGTCAACGTGATGATGCCAACGATTAAATTTGTATACCAAACGCGACACATCTGGATGAACAGCAACTTGCATTTTTGACTTAGCCAATGTTCCTGTATCTGCGTATCGTTGACCTTCCTGAACTTTTCCTTCTTTGTGGTAAAATTCAGCCGTGTTACCACCTTTAATTTGTTGCGTTCCAAGCTTTTGCTGGAGAAACGCGTTAAACTGAATTGTACACCAACCTGCCTTAAGCATGTCCAAAGACATGATTGTGTCTTCGTTGTATCGGCCACGCCATCGGAATGGTACATCGTTTCGGATTAAGTTACATGAGTAGATTCGCGTATTTGTAATAAACGGAGGAAGAGCGGAAGCACCAAATGCAAACATTGAATAGTTTGGCCCAGCCATTGCCACGTTTTTGTATCTTAGAGCAAAATCTTCCATCGCTCTCCAAAAAGAGGGGCAAAACGTTTGAATTCTAACATTTTTGGTCATCCGCTGAAAACCTTTGATGTTGTCATCCATTACCCAATGCCATTTAAATCCAGATTTAATGGAGTGGTCCCAAATAAAGTTTCTTGCAGGCCCCGGTCCAGTCGATTTTGTTAAACCAAGTCCATCACAAAGTTCGTACTTGCTTTTATACGACATGTCTAACTCGATTACATTTGTCAAAAGCCCAAATTTTTTTACAGCGTCTTTGTACTTTTGAAATTCATGTGGCTCTACAACAATATTATGATGCACGCCCATTTGTGTTAAAGCTTTGGGCGTAATCATGTATTCAAACCGCCCCTTGCTTGGTATGTAGAGCGGAAATTGTGGGGCCAACGACTTATTCACTTGTTTCTATTTCTTCAGAAGTTGAAGCCCAAGCCTGATCCTTTAGGTTGCGGTGTTCCTTTTCAGGATACCAAATTGACTTTGTTTTGTCTGAGCAGTCTTGGCCTAAAAGCTCAAAAAATGCTGCAACGTCTTCGGCTCTATCAAAGTTTACAACAACCTTTCGGAAGCATGGTTCTTCGGCTTCGTATTCGGGCATCCCATCCCACTCTTCAGTTGGGTTGGTAACTCCAGTTTCAATCTCTAAAAATAAACCGGACAATTCAGCATCGGAAAAGCCCGTTAATTTTTGGTCGTAGTTTTCAGCCTTGAGGGCTTCCATTTCAGCCTTCAACATTTCTTCGTTCCAGCCAGCATTTAGAGCCAGCTTGTTGTCGGCAATAACGTAGGCCCTAACTTGCGTCGGAGTTAGGTGCGTCAAACGAATGCAGGGAACTTTTTCAAGCTCCAGTTTACGCGCCGCCATGACTCGACCATGACCGGCAATAATTGTCCCCTCTGCGTCAATCAACACTGGGTTGGTAAACCCAAACTCGCGGATGGATCCTGCAATCTGGGCGACTTGTTCATCGGAATGAGTCCGAGAGTTGCGTGCGTATGGAATGAGTTTTTCAACAGCAATGTTTTCGATTTTGTTCATGTTATTTCCAAGGATCTGTCTGATGTAAGGTTTTAAGGGCAACGTCCTGCACCCACTGATCCAATTCGCGTTCAGCGTGTTCCGGATCGTGTGGAGAAATTCTTACGGCCAATTGCTTTGGCATTGTCTTCAAGAGTTGAGCAACCGCCCCGTCGTGATCGGTCATAACTTTTTTGACCCAATCTCCAGAAACCAGAGTGCGTTCTTTTTGTGCAAGATTTAGGACTTCCTCTCTAGCGGAAGTAAGATTCTTTGCAGCAGCCGCATGAACGGAAACCATGCGACCTGCGTCCTGCGTGCGATTGCGAAGGCTTTGGGCAGCAAGCGCGTAGGCTGCTCTTTCAATCTGTTTCTGTCGCTCGTAAGCTCCTTGCGGAGAGTCTTGGGCAATGAGTGCGGTATCTACTGGCTTCTCGGCCTCTGGAGGTCTAAACGGACCCGGATGTGGAGTCGCTGACGGCTTTTTCCTAGCACTTGAACCACGCCAAGCATCCGCTGCCTCCGGTGAATCCAAAGGCATACCAGCCTTTGTCAGCTTGCAAACCTGACCACGCGACAATCCAGAATGACGACAATAATCGGCTTGCGTCATTTGTGAAAGATTTCAGGTAGCTGTTTGGGATCTGCTTTTAAAAGATCGACCAGCCCCTTTTCAATTGTTCTACGAGCGGGAGACTTTTCGTTTGGTTCGTAATGCATTGCAATCTGTCCAGCGGTAGAGGAACCAGAACGAATGCGTTCCAAATGCCATTTTAGGGTATGATGGCCGAAGGTAAGCAGTACGTAGTTGGCTGCATTTGTCATGGTTGGCTTTTGTTTTTGAACTTAGGAAACATGCCTTACTCGCAAGGACTTCCCGTTGGGCGATTTTGTTTCCAAATTGGCTTGGCGTTCACGCTCGCTGAAACGAGACGCAACACGTTTACC